CGAGCTAGAGCCTGCGCTTTCCTGGCTGACCATTTCCCACTGGCCGTGCCGTAGGAATTGCTGGCCTTGATCTCGTTGAACATACGCCTGCGCATCTTCGGCTTGGTGTAGTTGCCGGCTGCATTAACTGCCATCGATCAAACCTTTCCGATATCCGTTGGTGCGGTCATATGTCAGCAGCTCCTTCCTCGGTTCGTGGACATAGCTGCAATGTATCCAGCCGGTGTTCCCGCCGGTGTAGCATTCGAGGATGAGCTGATCGAACTCGAGGTTGTCAGCGATCCAGGTCGCGACCTCCATGTTGCTGACGCCAGGTATCTCAAAGTCTGCCGCCTGCCCTTTGGCGTGTTGGCTCGTTGGCTTTGAGCCAATAGCGACACACAGCTCTGGGCTGCGAAACCCACTGGTGATTGTGACCGGCCTGTCGAAATGGTCCCTCACCGGCTGCAGGACGGCCTCACAGAGCCTTTCTAAATGTTCGACCTGCGAAGGGTGCGGCGTATTATCGATGCCCCGACGAAGCGCCGTCTGGCTCTTGGTCATTTCGACCAGGCTAAAATTTTTAGACAGCTTCATTTCTTTGCCTTGACCTTGCCGACCACGCCCTCGAGCATCCCGCCGCCGAAGTAGAACGCCAGGATGGTGAGCATTGCTTCGCCCAGGTAGAAGTCATCGATGACCTGTTTGATGTCAGGGATGTTGGTCTTGCCCATCAGGGTCATCACCAGGACCAGTGCAAAGGACGCTAGAAAGGTTGCCGTGAACATCAGAGCCAGGTAACGCTGGGCCACCTTAAAAGGGGCGAACGCTTTCATAGTGTCGATCTTGGCCTGGGCCTTGACGCGCTCCATCTCCTCGTCCGAGCTGTGGACATCATCGATTAGGTCCATGCCCTTCTTGATGACATCGCCGTTACCAAGAATTGATGCGAGAACTCCAAGCATTATTTTTTATCTCCCATTTGAGTGAAACCCATATATGCCCCGACGACCCCGCTAAGTGAGAGGTACAGCAACGGGCTAATTTCTTTGAGTAGGGCTATTCGGGCGTCAGGTATGAACGGCATAAAAAGCAGGATCGTGTAGACGCCCATACCAATTAAAGCGAACCTAGCAAGCCGGAGCTGCGCTAAGTGCTTGCGGCTCTTGTCTTCCGTTTCGCGTATCTCACGGGCGCGTTCAATCTCTGCGTCAGTGACCACGCCATCATTATCCAGGTCATAGCGCTCAAACTCGCTCGACCTCTCCAGCTTTTTCTGTGTCAATTTCGGCTGTCCTTGATTGCCTCAAGCGCATCATAAATGTTGGGCGGAGGCGGCTGATCGACTTGCCACTGACAGAGGTATTCGCGCGGCTTGAACTCGCGAGGAGCGAACACAAGCAATTCCTGGGTATTATGCGCACCGCGATACACGCAAGCAGATGTGCCGTCGTCGTCAACCTTCATACATTTGACCAGCCGACACACCGTCAGATCGTTGGCTGCCTGGGCGGTATGCGCCTTGAGCAGCAGCACAAAAGACACAAGCGCGCCCACGCCAACAACGCCGAACACACACCAGGCAACAATTTCTATAAACTTGCGCCGGCGCTCTCGCTGCCGATACAGCGTCTCCTGGCGTTGCTTGCGAATACGCCCCTCGAGGCGGATCAGCTCGTCGGCGGCAGACTTACCCAAAGTCAACCCGATGTAATTTAATAATTCGCGTCTGTCGCTCTCTGCTTTGCGCTTCGCCGCGAACACTTGGATAGCTTCTGCTTCGACGGATTGACCGGCAAACAACCGCTTGAACAGCGGGGGGTGCTTTGCTTCGCGTTCGAGCTGGTCAAGATCGCTGACGCAGGAAACCCATTTCGACACTTGGCCGATCATCTGCTCCAGCTCCTGCCCCGCCATAATGGCTTTGCGGACAGCGGAGTACGCGCTTGCAGCACCAGCGGCAATCGTGATCGGGTCCATCAATACACCTTTGTTTTCTTCGGATCGACGAGCTTCGGCAAACAGTAAGACGAGATCGCCGGCGATTGCCGTGCAATCCTGACGGAGTACCAGATGCAATCCGTTAAGCTTCGGAAATACAAATCGTTTGAAACTGTTTTGCCCTCGAGCATCACGACCAGGACAAAGGCGTGGATCACTCGCTCAACAAAACGCCTATGAGCAGGACGATGGTTGTTCCGGCGCTGCCAACCATGATCGTCTCGAGCCGTTTGACCCGACTAAGCAGCTCGATGAAACGCTCCTGGGACACGGCCGTAAGCGTGTCCAGCTCGGCTTTAACTGTGGTGACGGTAGGCTTGCTCATGTCTTAGGATTGTCCGCCTTAATTTGAGCGACCTTCGTCTGCCAAGCTTCCAGACCATTCTCACTAATATATTCAATCTGGTCTTCGGTAGTGCCATAAGCAGCTTGTCTGTTTTGCAGCCACTTTGGGCGAGGATCAGCAGCTTCTTCTATGGGCTTTTCAGCAGCAGTACGAGTTGTGCCTGCTTTTAGAAAGCTAGGCGCTTCGCCAGTCTTGAGATGCGGAGGAGTGACCCGAAACACAATGTCATCAAGGTCGGCCTCCGTCATATCCGCAGTAAGTTCAACAAATGTCCACGAACTATCGCTAAACTGAATTTTAGCAACGCCGTTGTTAATTTCGGGTATCGTGTATTCCATTACGCTGTGCCTCCTTGCACAGTTCCATTGTTCGTAAATGTGACATTAGACAGACCACGGATGTACTTACCGGCTGCGCCTCCGCTAGAACCTGACGATCCGCCAGAACCGCCAGAGCCGTTTGTGTAGTTTCCGTTTCCGCCAGAATTTCCCGACCCGCCAGCATTTCCGCTGCCGCCAGCTAATCCGTAGCTGTTTCCAGAACCGCCAGTGCCGCCGCTCCCGCCAGTGCCGCCATTACCAGCATTGGTTCCACCGCTAGAACCGCTTGAACCGCTAGAGCCGCTACTGCCAGAAGTGGCGGATTGGTTGTAGCCTTGGCCTACTCCTCCGGCTCCTCCGGCTCCGCCCCCTCCTCCGGCTCCTCCGCTGTGATAGTTGTATCCAGTTGAAATTGTACGCCTAGACAAATACCAATAGTGTTGGTTGTATCCGGTGTGATGAGTGTGGATGTTATTGTACTCTACACTACCAACAATGTGTGGTCCGTTGCCTGTCAAACCGAGATTGGTATTGTTGTACCACCACGCCCAGTTACCGTGGTTCACACGGGCATATGTTCTGTAAGCCGGGTGAGTGTCGTAATAATGGTACTGAGTACCATAACTGGTGTAGCTGGTACGGCCTTGGCCTCCCTGTCCTCCCCCTCCTCCGGCTCCACCTTGGCCTCCCCCTCCTCCCCCAGCACGAATTGTGCCGTTGTTGATGAGGGTACAAGCAGCGTTAGCCTCAAAAGCATCTCCACCCGTGCCACCATTGGCAGACCCACCAGCACCAGATAATATCCCGTTGTTGGTGATAGTCAGCCCACCAGATAGACCGCTGTTTATCTGGAGTGCCTCTTGTGATGTGCTGGTTGCACCTAGCTCAACGCCGCTGTTGATTACAATCTCTTTCGGGTAGTTGACACCGTAGTCATCCCCAAAAACAGACGACGCATCCTGATTGGTTGCACCGCTGCTATATGTCTTGCGGAAGCCTTTAGCCGTTCCGTAAAAATCATCAAACGCAATAGCGCCGCTAGTCGGCAAATCTGCTGCTAAATTTGTGGCATTGTTGTTTGCCGCCTTCGACCTGACATTGCTGCCGCCCCGATAGAAATCACTTAACGAGACAGCAGACGACCCGCCTATGAATTCTGTGCGAAAGTCAGACAGGCTGATCGCACCTGATCCTGCAATAGCCATTACGGTGATCCAAATGCTGTTACATCATTCGCGCTAGTCACAGCGCCATTTGAGGCCAGCTTGAAAACTGTGGTGCCGTTGTACTTAAAGAGAAGATCATTGTCGCCGGTATCAAGCTCAATACTCCACTTAGACGAACCAAACAGGATAGCGTTGCCATTGGTGTCCAAGTTGCCAGCAAGCTGTGGTGAACTGTCATTCGACAGGTCAGTATTGACAGTCCCGAATGAAAGCTGGCCGCTTCCATCTGTCTTCATAAATTGACCGGCGGAACCGTCTGCCTGGGGATGAGACAACCCGTCGATGACCACCGAGCCAGAGCCGTTTGGTGTAATCGCAATGTTTGCATTAGATGCAGAAACAATGCTGTTGCCGTTTACATCCAGGCTGCCACCAAGGCTCGGCGAACTGTCAGCAGACACAGCGGAGATGCCAGGAGCGATCCCCTGCCATGCCGTGCCATCATAATATTTTAGCTGGTTGGCTGTGCTGTTGTACGCCAGATCACCTTCGTCGAGTGATGATGTCGGGTCAGATGATCCAACCCGATACCGTTCTGCAAAGCTATTAACGCCGCTTATGTTGTTTGCCGTGGTGTTGATGTTAGTCAGAGCGCCGGCAACAGTGTTCACATTCGATATCGAACCGCCTGTCAAATTGACATTGGCTATTGATCCGGCAACCAGCGAGATGTTGCTGTCGGTAACAGTGATGGTGTTGCCCATACCGTTGCCGTGGACGGTGCAGTAATATCGCAAGCTGCTTGGCGCATTGGATGGCACAACAAATGTGGTCTTGGCACCACTGCTGCCTGGTGTGCCGGTGCTGGTTACGCCAGTTGTATAAGCTGACCCGCCACTGTCTTTGAAAGCGATTGGATGCCCAGCATTGCTGCTGTCAGATTGATCGAAAACATATGTATTGCCTCTGAACAATTCGATTGTCGGCGCATTGCTGCCGTCAAGAACGAACACATTGCCACTGCCAGGATTAGTGACTGTGACTGTGTAGGTTTTTTCAAGCGCACCGGCCAAGCTAGTGATGTCAGAGCTGATGGCAGCCAGAGTGTTAAGATCAGCAACGACATCTGATGTAGCCATTGTGTTCAAGTCAGACACAAAGTCACTGGTCGCCAGCGTGTTTAAATCAGACACGATGTCGGATGTCGCCAGCGTGTTGATGTCAGATACGATATCACTGGTTGCCAGCGTATTCAGATCGGACACAATATCACTTGTAGCAAGCGTGTTGATGTCGCTGACAATATCACTGGTGGCAAGAGTGTTTAGGTCAGCGACAACATCAGTGGTAGCCAAAATATTCATGTCACTAATGACATCAGCGTCTGCCAGCAGCGCCATGTCAGCCAATACATCAGTTGCCGCAAGCGCATTGATGTTGCTTGCGTTTGCGTTAACAGCAGTCTTGGATTGGGTTACGTCTTCTTCCATTCTTTGTAATTTTGTGCCACGAGACATTTGTAAACTCTCCGATTCCTGTAATTAAACCTATATTTATTTAGAAGTTTTATATATTTGATAAGAAATCATTAAATAACGAGAGTTTTTTCTCGTCTAATTGTTTCTGATCAACCAATGTATTGATGGTTTTATATGTCTTTTCTGCGAACTTCTCACGCAAAATACCACCATCCCATACCCAGTCCTTACCTTCCATAATACCTTCAACGAAAGCATCAGGA